ACCAATTTGTTGTCCATTCCGGCCGTGCATTGTGACCATCATCATGTTTTCGTATTCCAAATCATGATAAAGAATATCGGTTACTTGTTGTCCTATATCATTTACTTCTACCAAAACAAATGCTTCATTGTATTTCTGTGCGGTTGTGTAAATCACGTTTGGATATAACATCGGTGAAATGTCATTCCTTCGATATTTCGCAACTTGTCGATATGGTTGTTTAGTTACATCAATAACTGAAAATGCAGAATAATCAAGTCCAACTCCTCTTGCAACATCACATATCATTACATAAGTATGGTTTTCAATTGGTTCTTGATAGACATCAAGTCCTTCATGTTGAAAAATAGGACTCTTAAACGGCATCGACATTAACTTATCAGTAGAAATTAGCGTATTAGAACTACCAAGAAATGAACATTCAAACTCTTGTTGAAATTGTCGTTCAGAAGTATTCCGAATAGTTTTCTGTTTCCATTCTTCATCTCTGTCTGGAACTTGTGTCCAATGAACTGAAATGGGAGAGTAATCATTTTGTTTTTCTTCTGCATCTGTCCACAATTTGTAAAACATATTCATTCCGTTTGGTGTAGAAACGATGAATACTTTTGTAGTTTTACCAGATGAAATAGTGGGATATACTGAACTAAAAAACTCTTCTGAAATATTTTGAGGAACAAATGCAAATTCGTCTAAAAAAATGATATTGAAAGTTCCACCTCGAATTGCAGATCCAGAAGTAGAACTAGCAAGAATCTTTGAGCCATTTTCAAGTTCAATGTTTCCTTTGTTCCAGATCAAAATTCCTTGTTGCAACCATTTCGGCATATGTTCGTATGCAAGTTGCAATCTTCCAAGAAGTTCCATTGCAGTTGCTTTTTTGTTTGCAAGAACTGCAACTGAAACATTTTCGTTGAAAAGAATGTAATGAAGGAGATATGCGAGAATAGTAGTTGACTTACCAGATTGACGAGCCATCTTACAGATCACAAATCGTTCATTGTGAAACCTGTTTATCATGTCTTCTTGATAATTCCGAACATCAAAATCAATTAGACCTTCATCAACAGAAACAATTTTTACATGATTATGGACAAAATAAAGAGGATCTTGTTGACATCTTATATACTCCCCAACCTGTTCTTCAGAAAAATCTTGAGGAACATATGCAGATTTGAGTAAAGGATTTCCTAAGTAAGTTTTATGTTCTATCATTATTAATGATCTGGATAATATGGTCGATTTGCTGGATGGCCAGGAGATGATAATTCTGCAAATTTTATTCTCAAGTCAGTAACCATCGTTTCTAAATTATCTATTTGTTTTGTGTGCGTTTCTAATATTTGTCTAATTTGAGGAAGTTCTGAATCCTCTATTTTATGTAGTACTTTATCTAATTCCATGACAGTTACAAAAATCCATGTTATGCTACCAATTAAGGTTGCAGTAACAATGGGTAAAGCCGCTTTAAATAATGAGTGTTCCGCTACTCGTTGCATAGTTCGTACTGACATTAAATAACCTAGATTAAATTTTGTACAACAAAAATTATAATAGCACTTGACATTCCTATAAGAAAACTATTATAAGACCATTTTAAGTACTTATACTTTTTTAGTGCAAGTATTTTTCCTTGACCATAGATATCCCCGGCCATTGAATCATATACACTATCATCAGTCATCAAGATTTTTGCATAGTCTTCTTTGTATTCGTGTATGTCCAAATGTGCAAAGTGTCCAAAAAACAAAGGATTGAATATAGGAGATTCCCTGTCAATTTCATTCGATCCCTTTACTTTAGGATAATCTGTATTCGGAATGATTGCAAATATTGCAAATAATAATGCAAGAAAACAACCAAATGCAAATCCTAATAGAGGCCATCTTATAGCTTCGTTATCTAAATTTGCAACTGTAACAGAAAAAACGATAGAAGTAACTGTGATCATAATATTTGCTTTTGCATCTGCCATCAATCCCAACCTCATTTGATTGCCATGATTTACTCGTAGAATATTATCTACAGCAGTACGATCTTCTGGTACTAGCTCGAAATGATTTTTTCGATCTTCTCCTTCACTGTCTTTAGAGAAACGTGTAACATGACCCATTTACTTTCCTTATTTGAGAGGTGGTGCATATAATAATCCTCCATGAATGTATAATCGGTTCAATCCACGTTCTAATCCTATTGGGGTATTCGGCCCCACATTACGTTCATATATTTCTTTATAATTTCCTAGTTGTTTTATTATATTGTATGACCACTTTGCATCTAATCCTAGTTTTGCTCCTAGATGTGGATATTCACTACCATTCAACTCACCCATAAATCTTTGGATATATGGGTTTATATGATTTTTAAACCCATCTATATTTTTGGAATTTATTCCCATTTCTTCAGCAATGAACAATACATAAACTGTCCATCGAACTATGTCAGACCATTTCTGATCTCCATACTTAACAACTGGCCCTAGTGGTTCTTTTGATATTATCTCTGGAAGAATCATGTGTCTACTAGGATCATTGAAACTCAATCGGTTCGATGCAAGACCAGACCTATCTGTACCATACATATCACAGTCACCCCTTTTGTATACGTTCTTTGTTTTTTCGTTAGGGGGTACTGCGACAGGAATGTAAGATATTCCATGTAATTTCATAAAATCTGCAATGTTCTTTGCGGCTGTTCCACTACCACTAAAACATATTCTTGCACCTTGCATCTGTTTTGCAGAAGATACACCAAGAGTTTTTCGTACTATAAATCCCTGACCATCATAGTAGGTTGTAGGTAGGAATTCCAGCTTCTTTAGTACATTCCTTGAGAAAGTGTATGTGGTGGCTGCAGATAACATATCTATCGAACCATCCCTCAAGAATTCAAATCGGGTCTTTCCGTTGACTATAGTAAACTCAATGTCATTTGCATCTCCAAATACTGCAGCCGCAACTGCACGACATATATCTACATCAAATCCTACCCATTTGTTGCCTTCTTCATTACTCCAATGTTCTTGTGAAAAGCCTGGAAATTCATCATTAGTTCCACATATAAGGTATCCTCTTTTTATTACCCTATCGTATGTTGAACCATATGTGGGGATATATTCTGGACTTACATTCTGTCCATCTGCGACAGAACCAGTTGCAATCATCCAAAATGTCCATATGAATAGAATGAATACTTTACCTACCATTATCATTGCAATGCCCGATAAATTGCCAGAAGTTCATCATCTGAAATCGGAGTTTGCATTGTATAATACCTTTGATGTCCGACTGCCATGAATGCTTTGATGTCAGAAAAACTAGGATATTTGGAAAGAAGGTTGTGGAGTAAATAATCTGGGCTTAAATGACATGATGCACATTGATTGTCTCTTGCAAAAACTCTAGTAGATTTCTTGAATCTTTCCGATTGAACTAATACTGAATTGAGATCCTTTTCCATCCATGTGACTTTTTCATGAATTTCTGGTGCAACTATGAATATCAAATATACTAACAATCCAATAATTAAGTATATAAAAATCTTACTGGAAGCAACTAGGTTTTTGGTTTCAATTTCAATTTCTTTTACTGGTTCAAGCTCCATTACATCGACTTCTTTATCTGCAATGTGTTTTGGTGCTTTCTTATGTTCTGCCATAATCTACCTCACTTCTTTCCTGCTTCATTAAGTTTTTTAGTGATTTGTTGTTGAAACCACTTGAGAACAATTGGTATGCTCACATTAGATGTCAATCCAAAAAGATAACCGATAGGATATCGATAACTTTCATAGGCCGCAAGTTGTGGAACATTTGTGAATACAATTGAAATCAACAAATAACCAGTTGCAGACATTCCCATATTGATAAGAAGATCCAGTAAAATCAACCACGCATGGCCACTATACTTGTCCTTGTTGTCCTGTCTGTAATTAAAAAGAAATATCCAAAAAGATGAGAAGAGAACCAATCCCAACATCATCATTTCAGAAGCGTTAAAAATATCAATCATTTTGTTTTGTCTCTTTCTTAACTAATTTCAAAAGTTCGGCGGTACTACCAACGAATAGTGCATTAGTCACGTTTTGTGCTTTTGTGACTTCCTGTCGTTCTCCATCGTTTTCCAATTTCTGTTTTTTCTGATGTAATTCCATCAACTTTTCTTGTGTGTCAGTCATGTTTTTTAGTAATTGACCAAACACTTCAAATGCTCTTGGAGATTCCTCTGCCTTTGCAATCTCCAAAAGTTCTTCCATTGCATCTCGACCACGTTCAATGATGTGGTACATATTTTCACGAGCATACCGAAAATCTGTGTCCTTTTCTTCCCCATCTATCGTGGCAGGAAGAATCGTTGTTTCAGCTTCTGTATAATATTCTTTATTATGTTCAACGAGATCAAGATGTTTTTCAATCCTTTGCTCAACTAATTTTTCAGTTTTCATTAACTATCAGTTCCGGCTACTGGATCGTGTGTCTCCCCATGTGGAAAGAATTCAAAGGTTTCACTAAATCCAAAATCATCATCTGTAAGAGCACCAGTAGATGTTGGTTCAACAGTTGTTCTACTAACTGTTTGCCCAGCAGAAGATGCATCTTCTGATGCTTCCGACAATATTCTTATTCGTGTTGCATCATCTATTTCATGTTTATTTAAAATCATATAATTCCTTGCATAAGGAGTACTATCCTCTGCAACAATATATATCGGATCTGCAGCGGTAGCCGCAGACATAATGTGTGTATCTACAACTGAAGAAGTAATAACTTTTGCATTATCTGAAATGGATGGATATAAAAACCCTTTCATTATAAAAGATAATGTCCAAATAATAGATCTCCTAGTTGCAAAATCCCCCTCATAACTATCTTCACTTGTAACTGAATTCAAAACAAGTGGTATGTCTCGTATATCACTCATTGAAGAAACAAGATTCATTGTTACTGTAAATTCTGGTGTAAAAAATGGAAGAATCTGTTCTAGAATTTGTGTTCCATCTTCTGCATTTTTTACAAACACATAAAGAGAAAAATCCCAATTATAAGGAACAGGCTGGTATTGTTTTTTTAATCCAGTTGTTCCTTTTTTCACATTTCTGCTCATGGTATTGAGTTTTCTCGCACCATCATAAGTCATTGAAGTCAATTCAAATCCCATTCGTGGAACAGTAAGTGCCACGTTTGGGTTTAGGCTTGGATCTTGACTAATCCTAACCAACATCTTGTCTTTAGGGCCATACGAAAGAGGAATTTTTATAACTTCGGTTACTGCATCACTACTATCAGTTCTACGAACTTCAATGTTATTAAATAACGAACCAAACGCAACCACCATCTTTCTTGAGGTCTGGTGATAAAAATATGTTCCAAACATTACGGATTATCTCCAAATGGATTCGATTCAGAAAAGTCAAAGACGGAATCCGCATCAATCTCAAACTGTTTAGTACTACTTGCTTTATCAGATGTTGAATCATCAATTGTCTGTAATGTTTCAGTAGTTTCATCGGTTGTAATCTTAGTTGCATAAGTTCCAGTAGCCAAACTTGTTGCACCTGTAATGATTTCTGTCAACGTAAATGTGCCGGTCATATTGATGAGGTACAAATAACTTGTTGCAGAATCCCAACGTGCAACCTCACCAGTAACGGCAGAAGTTCCCCCTGTAACCGTTTCTCCTACAGTGAATGTTCCTGAAGTACCAGATAGTTCAAATGTACGAACAAAAGATTGTTGTCGTTCAATTTTATCAATTGTGTCAATTCCAGTATCAAGTGCTTCATCAGAATAAGTAAAGAGTTCACAAGTTAAATCAAATGTTGGAAGTGCGCCCGTTTGATAAAAGGGCAGTTCGTGTTCAACAAACATGATTTGGAAAAGTTTACTGGTCAACCCAAAATAGATGAGATCACCTTCTTTCGGCCGTGTTCCAATGTCCAAACCTTCCCATGCTCTTCTTGATAAGGAAAATATAATCTGATCACGTACTTCCAGACCAAATTTGGAAACAAGATCCCCCTCACCTTCAAATCCATCAACGGACTTGATGTACATCTCTACTGAATGTGCATCCTTATATTCCGAAATTGAATCCTCTCCTAGAATTGTATCTTCGTTGACAAGAGTTCTAGGAATATAATTTACATCATAACCATGAATCTTAACTGATTCAGAAACTATTGAATGCAGGAGTTCTTGGTCATTTCTCGCATCAAAATTACGAAAATATGAATTTGTAGCCATTCGATTATCCTACATAAAAGTTGTCAGGCGACTGATATTTCAGTTGCAATTCCTCGTCAAGTCGTTCTAGTTCTGTGTTTCCATCATCATAAATTTGTCTTCCGTTTAAAGTTGCACCACCCGGCAATTGCATACCTTCAAACTTGATTAAATTTTGACCCCATTGTTTTTTGAACAATGCAGTTGTATATTTTTTTAGAAAAATATCGTTGTATATTTCTGTATAAGTTGCACCATTAATCTTTTTATAACATTGAACAATTATCCAATCACCAATATCTACTGCATTATCCCAATCCATGTCCAAATGAAGTCTATCTGTCATTCGATTAAACCTCATTTGTCGTGATGTTCCAGAAGAAAACATCTGATTTAAAAGAGCAAGATTCTGTTTCGTAGATGCAAAATAGGCCAATCCACCAGAACCTTGAAGAACGCTTGGGAGTTCATTTAGATTAAATTGATATTCAACCGAAAACATATCATTTGAAGAAAGTGCTCGACTAATTGGTAAAACATCTCTTACTCCAATAATCGTATCATCGAGTGTTAGGTATCGTGTGTCTGCATTTCCAAACGAAACTGCTGTTGCTTGCGTTGCATGGACTGTTCCAGTTGCAGAAGAACTTGAACCTGTTACTGTTTCTCCTGCAACAAATGTAGCTCCAGAAGTGTTTGCAGCTCTGAGTCCATTTCCATCTTTGTGTTCCTTGAATTTCAGAACGGTAGTACTTGTAACTTCGTGTATCTTTGCAGTTGCATTTGATGTTCCGCCTGTAATTGTTTCGTCAGCAGTAAATGTTCCAGTAGATGCACTTGCAAAAGTCAATGTACTTGCAGTCACTTGTTCTGGTAAATAATGTAATTCCGTTCCATCAAAATGATATTCTTGAAACATTTGGATC